CTATTACTTCTGGTAAAAACACCAAAGTAATTATTGTATCTACCCCACACGGTATGAATCATTTCTACCGAATGTGGCATGATGCAGAAAAGAGTAAGAATGAATATATCCCAACAGATGTTCACTGGTCAGAAGTTCCAGGTAGAGACGAAAAATGGAAAGAGACCACAATTGCAAACACATCTGAAGCACAGTTTAAGGTTGAGTTTGAATGTGAATTCTTGGGGTCTGTTGATACTTTAATTGCCCCATCAAAACTTAGAACATTTGTTTATGATAATCCAATCAAAAGAAATGCTGGTCTTGATGTTTATGAACCATCAAAAGAAGACCGTGATTATGTAATTACTGTTGATGTTGCAAGAGGAGTGAGTGAAGACTACTCTGCGTTTATTGTTGTTGATATTACAGAGTTCCCTCATAAAATTGTAGCAAAGTATAGGAATAATGAGATTAAACCTATGCTATTTCCTAATATCATATATGAAGTAGCAAAAAATTATAATAGTGCATATATTCTTTGTGAGGTTAATGATATTGGAGATCAAGTAGCAAGCATTATCCAATATGACCTTGAGTATCAAAACCTTCTTATGTGTTCTATGAGAGGTAGAGCTGGTCAAATTGTAGGGCAAGGTTTCTCTGGACAAAAAACTCAACTTGGAGTCAAGATGTCCAAGACAGTTAAAAAGGTAGGTTCTCTTAACCTCAAGACTATGATTGAGGAAGATAAACTTATTTTTAATGATTATGAAATTATATCAGAACTAACAACATTCATTCAAAAACGCGGATCATTTGAGGCAGAGGAAGGATGTAATGATGACCTCGCAATGTGTATGGTCATCTATGCTTGGTTAGTACAGCAAGACTATTTTAAAGAACTAACAGATCAAGATGTTCGTAAGAGATTATATGAAGAACAAAAAAATCAAATTGAGCAAGATATGGCACCATTTGGATTTTTGGATGATGGCTTAGGTGATGGTAGTTTTGTAGATAGTGAAGGGGACCGCTGGTTTGCAGATGAGTATGGTGATAGATCTTATATGTGGGAGTATTTGTCTTAATGGAATTAGATAATCAAATCAAACTTGGACATTTACTTCTTGTAGATAGAAAGTGTCGTAAGTGTGGTGAGATTAAAAATTTAGTAGAAGACTTTTATCGAACTAGAAAAAATAGAGGAGCAGTAGCATCTTCATATTCATATGAGTGTAAGGAATGCACTATTAAAAGAATAAAGGACAGAAAGAAAACATCTCCAATGTGGGAATATCCTGACTGGTAGGTATTCACGTCCTGTTTCCCCAGCGAAAAACTTACAAATAATAAATATTTTCAGATAAACTGAGATTTCGGAGAACAAAAAACATGGCGACTCCTCAATTATCTCCAGGCGTATTAGTCAGAGAGGTTGATTTAACAGTAGGAAGAGCTGATAATGTCTTAGATAATATTGGAGTGATTGCAGGACCTTTTTCTATTGGACCAGTCGATTTTCCCATCGACATTACAAATGAAGCAGATCTTATCAATGTATTTGGTAAGCCTATCTCATCTGATGCACAATACGAATACTGGATGAGTGCAGCATCATATCTTTCATATGGTGGTGTTCTTAAAGTAGTTAGAACAGCAGGAACAGAACTTGCAAATGCAAATGCTGGTGTTGGACAAACATCTGCAACTTTAACTGGTTCTGGAAGAATTGACAACTATGATGATTATCAAGCAAATCATAGCGAAGCAACAAACTTTACCTATGCAGCAAAAAATCCAGGTTCCTGGGCAAATGGTCTGAAAGTTTGCTTTATTGATGATAAAGCAGACCAAATCCTTGGAATAACAACAACAGACCCTGGTGCTTCTGGTGCTGTAGTTGGATATGGTGTTACTGCGGATATTAGTGGAGTAGTTCTCCCTGGTGCAGGATCAACTTCTACATTTAATGGATATCTTAAAGGTATTGTTACTGGCGTTACAACTGCCACTGATGGAAACAGTAAAGTAGAAGTAAAAATTGTTTCTAGAGTTTCAGATACAGGAACTGAAACAAAAATCGATTATGCAGAAGCAACACAGTTTGCAGCATTTGATACCTCAGATACAGTTACCTTCATCGATAATTCTGGTTCTGCGACAGGATCAACCTTTACTCCTGCAAGTGCTGTTGATTGGTATGAGCAACAAACTCTTGGTTTAACCAACTCTACAATTTATTGGAGAGAAATTGCACCAAAACCAACTACAAACAAGCACTCTCTTGATGCACAAGGTAAAGGGGATGCACTTCATATTGCAGTTGTTGATGATGAAGGTCTTGTAACCGGCATTCGTGGAAATCTTATTGAGAAGCATGTAAGTCTTTCTAAGGCAGTTGATGCTATCTCTAATGTAAATGCACCACAAAGAATTTGGTACGAAACCTACCTTGCAGATTTCTCACAAAATCTTTATGCTGGTGGCAATCCATCAAGTGCTGCAGATGCTTATCATGGAACAGCACCTGTTGCAACTGGATTCTCTGCGGACTTTACACCAATCACACTTTCTGATGGACTTTGGGGACAAAATTCTCAGTCAGTTACCTTTAGTGCAATAGGCAATGCAACTTATACTTTAAGTGGTGGTGTTGACTATCAGGGTGTTGGTGGTATGAAACCAACACTTGGAGATATCATTACTTCATATAATCTATTCTCAAATAGAGAAGAGGTAGAAGCAGATTATATTATCATGGGACCTGGATTTGATAATAAAAATGATTCCCAGGCAAAGGCAAATTACATCATCTCTATTGCAAATAGTAGAAAAGATTGTGTTGCTACTATTGGACCACACAGACAAGATTTGGTTGGAGTCACGAATACTGATGACCAAACAAATAATCTGATTGAGTTCTTTAGTTCACTCCAATCTTCATCATATGCAGTATTTGATAGTGGATATAAGTACACCTTTGATAGATTTAATAATAAGTTTGTCTATGTTCCAACAAATGCTGATGTTGCTGGATTGATGACTCGCACAAACATTGTTGCATATCCTTGGTTCTCTCCTGCAGGTCAGCAGAGAGGCATCATCAACAATGCTATCAAACTTGCATATAATCCAAATAAAGCACAGAGAGATAGACTTTATCCTCAGAGAATTAACTCAGTTATTACTCAACCTGGATTAGGAACTTTACTCTTTGGTGATAAAACTGCTCTTGGTTATGCGTCTGCATTTGATAGAATTAATGTTCGTCGTTTGTTCCTCACTGTTGAGCAAGCACTTGCAAAAGCAGCAGAGGCACAACTCTTTGAACTCAATGATGAACTGACAAGAGCAAACTTCAGAAACATTGTTGAACCTTACCTGCGTGATGTTCAAGCAAAGAGAGGTCTTTACGGATTCTATGTTGTTTGTGATACCACAAATAACACTCCCGATGTTATTGATAATAATGAGTTTAGAGCTGACATCTTCCTGAAACCAGCGAAGTCGATTAACTACGTAACACTTACTTTCGTAGCGACAAGAACTGGTGTCTCGTTTGAAGAAGTAGTCGGTAGAGTTTGATTTTATTATCTAAATAACAAAAGGAGGATTTAAACAATGGCAACTTCAAGAGAAAATAAGACTATTTCTCAATTCAAATCTGCACTAATTGGGGGCGGTGCCCGCCCCAATCTGTTTGAGGTAGAACTCACAACTTTGCCTGGTGGAATTGCTTGGGATGCAGATAACTTCAGATTTATGTGTAAGGCAGCAGCACTTCCTGCTCAAAATGTAGCATCAATTGATGTTCCTTTTAGAGGAAGAATTTTCAAAGTTGCTGGGGACAGAACCATTGATGTTTGGACTGTCACTATTATCAATGACGAAGGTTTCTTACTTAGAAATGCTTTTGAAGAGTGGTCAAATCTGATTGCTGACCTTGGAACAAACCTTGGAGCAACAGATCCATCTGCTTACATGACTAATGCTAAGGTATTCCAACTTGGTAGAGGTTCAACCGCTAGCAGTCAAGACAACTCAGGTTCTTCAAACGTTGTTCTGAAAGAATATGAGTTTATTGATATTTTCCCAACAAATGTCTCTGAGATTGCTGTTTCTTATGATTCAAGTGATACCATTGAAGAATTCACTGTAGAGTTCCAGGTTCAATCGTTTACTTTTAACGGTGCTGGTTCTCCTAACGGTTAATAAATAGATATAGGATTAATAGAACAATAAATCATGTCCAAGTTATTTGGGTTCTCAGTAGAGGACACAGAATCATTATCACCCACTGCGGTCTCCCCCGTTCCTCCTAATGATGAGGACGGGGTTGACCATTATTCTAGTAGTGGGTTTTTTGGTTCTTATGTAGATATTGAAGGGGTATACAAAACTGAGTTTGAGTTAATCAAACGATATCGTGAGATGTCACTTCATCCAGAAGTTGATAGTGCCATTGAAGACATTGTAAATGAAGCAATTGTATCTGATCTGAACGATAGCCCTGTTCAGATTGACCTTGATAATTTAAATGCTAGCGATGGTATTAAAAAGAAAATCAGACAAGAGTTTAAATATATCTTAGAACTTCTTGATTTTGATAAAAAATCACATGAAATTTATAGGAATTGGTATATTGACGGAAGAATTTATTACCACAAAATTATTGATTTAAAAAATCCACATGAAGGATTGCAAGAACTTCGTTATATTGACGCAGGTAAAATGCGTTATGTAAGGCAGAAAAAGCAAAAACCAGGCGATAAGATTAATAATCTTCAAAAACTGACCAGTGATAATCCAATGGAATATGACTTCCCTGAGTTGGAAGAATATTTCATCTATAATCCAAAGTCAAATTATCCGACTGGAAATTCATTACATACTGGAGCATCTCAGGGTATTAAAATTGCAAAGGATGCAATTACCTACTGCACTTCAGGTCTTGTAGATAGAAATAAAGGTCATACACTTTCATATCTTCACAAAGCAATTAAGTCACTCAATCAACTTCGTATGATTGAAGACTCACTTGTTATTTACAGATTATCAAGAGCACCAGAGCGTCGTATTTTTTATATTGACGTTGGTAACTTACCTAAGGTAAAAGCAGAACAATATCTGCGTGATGTTATGATGCGTTATCGTAACAAACTCGTTTATGATGCAAACACGGGTGAAATCCGTGACGATAAAAAATATATGGCAATGCTGGAAGATTTCTGGCTGCCCAGGAGGGAAGGTGGAAGAGGAACAGAAATTTCAACACTCCCAGGTGGACAAAACCTTGGAGAAATCACTGATATTGAATACTTTAAGAAGAAACTCTACCGTTCGCTTAATGTTCCCCCATCAAGAATGGATGGAGAAGGTGGGTTTAACTTGG